ACTCTGTAAAACGTCTTGCTCCTTTTGCTGATGGTTCTTGCGGCATTGATGACCCTGTTGTTTTGATTGCCACGCCTTCCACAAAATTTTCTAGCCCAATAACTTTGTCATGCAAGTTTGCTCGTAAGGTTGGCGAGTGGACACAGAACATAGGTGCAAAGCATATTACTCATGCAGGTGGATACAATTGCCGCAAGATTGCTGGTTCTTTTTTTTACAGCCAGCACAGCTATGGGAATGCAATAGATGTTACTCACATAGATGGCGTTGCTATAAGCAAGCAGTGGCGCAGTGCTTACAAAGAGGCTTGTAAAATTTTTAACACAGTAAGAACTCCTGACCATGATGCGGCGCACCACGATCATTTGCACATAGATGCTGGGTGGGGTTTTGGTTGCATAGTAGATTTTGTGCGTTGAGGGTTTTGTAGTCTTTCGCACATATTGTCTTTATGGCAAGTACACTAAGAATGATAACGCCTACTCTAAATGAGATGGCAAAAGATTTACCGATGCATCAGAACTTTTACGTGCGCGGTATTGTTAATGCTTTCCTCCCAGCATTTATGAACCCATACGATAAAGAGATAACAGCAAGCTCGTTGAATGGCGAAGCTCTTGAGATGTTGCGAACGGTAGTTGAAGAAGTTGCTGGTGATTTGCCAGAGGGCTTTGTTACTTCCATAAGTTACGAAGACATTAATGAAAAGTTCAATCTACAGAACGCTTTCAATCAATCTGATTTTGACCTGACAGGTTTTCCAGAACAGATAAAGATGGCGTTGGGCGGTTTTAATGTTGAGCGTAAAGATGGCAAGCTGACAATAACTGACAAGTATGACTTCCCACCTAAAGGTGAATGGAAGATGTACAGCAACCTTGAGGATGCTGGCGATTATATTCGCGCCTCTGCCAGAGAACCCAACAAAAGAAAATACTTTGCCGCAAGGTTTTTAGGTGAGCGTTTTATGACAGAAGGTCGTGATGACATTCTCAATGTAAATATTGAGTTGCCAAGCGAAGCGCAGGTTATCGACATAGACTTTGATGATGATCCCCCAGCCGAGGCTGGTAACTTTGTGTTCCGTGGTGACATGACTAACAAGCGCAAGACGCTTTGGGATTCTTTCACCAGCATGTTGGTCACACCAGCCAAAGCACAAACGAATGACAATGTAAAGCAAATGACTGATTTACAGCAGAGCCTTAAATTAATGAAGGCTGGCAAGCAACCATTCCCTATGGATGGAAATGATGAGCAAGGTCGCTTGAGTCCTACACAAAGAGCAATTTTAGAGGACACACCAGATTATATTAAGGACATAGATTTTTAATGGCGAAGACACCAGCATGGCAACGCAAAGAAGGCAAGAACCCCAAAGGTGGACTCAACGCCAAAGGTCGCGCCTCCTACAAAGGAGGAACCCTCAAAGCCCCAGTGAAGTCAGGAGACAACCCACGCAGAGCAAGCTTTCTGTCTCGGATGGCAGGAAACTCAGGACCAGAGAAAGACTCTAAAGGCAAGCCTACACGTTTACTTTTGTCCCTAAGAGCATGGGGCGCATCATCAAAGGCTGACGCTAAAGCAAAAGCCAGAGCCATAAGTAAGAGGAATAAAGCATAATGAATAAAATCAAAACTCCACCGAAGAAAAAAAACTCACTTTTAACTAAAACAGGCAGTCGTGCTGAAAGCCCTAATATGGGTCGCAAATATTATTTAGGTCGATTTAACAGCCTCGTTAAAGGCGGCATGTCTGCAAGATCTGCGGCTAAAGCTGTTCAGAAAGAAGCGGCTGATGACATTAAGATTGAGTTGGATGAATTTTTTAGGAATTAGATTATTGGGGGTATTCAAATAATGCCTAAGGTTGGTAACAAAACATTTCCATATACCAAAGCAGGTATGGCGGCTTCTAAGAAGGAAGCGGCTAAAAAGAAACTGCCTATTAAAGGTGCTGTTAAAAAATCAATGTTGAAAAAAAATGGCAAGGGGATGAAATGAAGTATCAAGATTGCCACGGAAATATATACGAGGGTGATGTTGTCGTTTCTATTGATGGCAGAATAAGAACTGGCAAAACTCTTACGCGCCATAGCATTAGAGTATTCCCAATTGAAGAACCAGAGGTTGTTTCCGCACCTGTTTCTAAGCCAGCTAAAAAGAAAAAGGCAAAGTCCAAATGAGTTTTATGCATACGATTAAAGCTAGTGATCGCGCAGTATTGCGCCGCGTAGTGCGAAACATTCACATGCAATATTTTCCTGCTGATTTTCAGACTGATTATGAAGCTGACAAGATTATTGCATCTATTGCGCCTGACTGTGTTGAAGCTTTAATTAAAAAGGGCAAGGACATTAGGATTGACCAACTTTAATTATAAGCCTGATGGTGAAGTATTAAAGTCCTTCATGAAATCAAATGTATTCTTTCGTGGATTACGCGGTCCTGTTGGTTCTGGTAAATCTGTTGGCTGTTGTGTGGAATTATTTAGACGCGCATTACAACAGAAGAAAGCTACAGATGGCACACGCAAATCTCGCTGGGCTGTCATAAGGAACACAAATCCACAGCTAAAAACAACAACTATAAAGACATGGCTTGATTGGTTTCCAGAAGAAACATGGGGCAAGTTTACTTGGTCTGTGCCTTATACGCATCACATTAAAAAGAACGATATAGATCTTGAAGTAATCTTCCTTGCTCTTGATCGCCCAGAAGATGTCAAAAAGCTCCTCTCCCTTGAACTGACAGGCATTTGGGTGAACGAGGCAAGGGAGATACCCAAGTCAATTATTGACGCATGCACAATGCGTGTCGGTCGATACCCTTCTATGAAGGATGGGGGTTGTACATGGACAGGCGTAATAGCTGATACTAACGCTCCAGAGGAGGATCACTGGTGGCCTATTATGTCAGGCGAGGTTCCAATACCAGATCATGTAGCCAAGGAAGAAGCAAAGATGTTGGTAAAGCCAGACAACTGGTTGTTCTTTACGCAACCAGCAGGAATGCTAGAGCAGAAGACAGAAGAAGGAGACATCTCAGAATACGTTCCAAACGAAATCGCAGAGAACAAAGAAAACATGCGGAAAGATTATTATCCGAACATTGTGCAGGGCAAAACGAAAAGCTGGATTGACGTATATGTAATGAACAGATTGGGAAGTATTAAAGATGGCAAACCTGTTTATCCAATGTTCGCGCCAGACATCCATGTTGCGCGTGAGGAAATACCTGTTGCTGTTGGCGTTCCTATTTATATTGGTATTGACTTTGGACTAACGCCAGCCGCCGCCATAGGACAAAAGGTGCGTGGCAGGTGGATGATCTTGCAAGAGATTGTTGCTTTTGACATGGGCATTGTTCGCTTTGCAGAGGTGTTACGGCAAGAGATTGCAACAAGGTATAGCGGTTGTGAGACTATAATGATTGGCGATCCTGCTGGTGACTTTAGAGCGCAGACTGATGAAACAACTCCATTTCAGATAATGCGTGGTGCTGGACTTAATGCTCGTCCTGCTCCAAGCAATGATGTTGCGTTACGCCTTGAATCTGTATCCGCACCTTTAGGTAGAATGGTTGACGGTCTTGCTGGTCTTCTTATTGATCCTAGATGCCGTACTATTATTAAAGGTTTTGAAGGTGGCTACCAATATAAACGAATGCAAGTATCTGGTGAGCGTTATGCTGACAAGCCAGATAAGAACCATTTCTCCCACATCCATGATGCAGTTCAATACTTAATGCTTGGTGCTGGTGAAGGCAGACAAATATTACACAACATAAACACACCCACACAGCCATTCCAAGCAACTAGAGACTTCGATGTATTTTCTAGGAAACCTAAACCAAGGCGGCAAGGTCTTTGGTCACGCATGTAATTGTGCGTTGTGCGTAAAGAAAACATAAGAGTACATCAATAGTATTGGCAACAAGAGAGACTTATTATGTGTTTATCAAGACCATCTCCCTCTACTCCTGCTGTAGATCCTGATGTAAAAATAGAACGTGAAAATCAAGAAGCAGCCGAAACTAAGAAAAAAGCGGAAGCAAAGAAGAAACAGTTAGAAGATACAGTCACAAAAAAGCGTGGCGGTGCTGGTTCATCATCCTTGCTTACAAGCACTAGCGGCGGCATTGGTTACTATAACGAGACTCTTTAATGGATAACATTGCACAGCGCATGTTGCAAAAGTATGACCGCGCCAAAAATGGGCGTGTTCATTTTGAGCCATTGTTTGAGGAGTGTTACGAATATGCTCTCCCAATGCGGCAAAGCTTTTACACAGAGTCATCAGGTCAACGCAGAGATGACAAGATCTTTGATGAAACTGCTGTTGTTGGTGTGCAGGAATTTGCGTCAAGATTGCAATCGGGACTTGTCCCCAACTTTGCGCGATGGGCTGATTTTATATCTGGCTCTGAAGTACAGAAAGAAGATCAAGACGAAGTAAATAATCAACTAGATGAAGTTACTGATTACGTCTTTGAGGTAATTCAGAACTCAAACTTTGGACAAGAGATACATGAAAGCTTTATGGATCTGGCTGTTGGAACAGGTGTCCTTCTTGTGGAAGAAGGGGATGCTGTTAATCCTGTGCGTTTTAATGCAATACCTTTGCCAAGTGTTTATTTGGATACTGGCCCAGATGATAGGATTGACCACGTTTATAGAGAAAGGTCTCTCAAAAATGTTGAGATACCTGTTGCATACCCAAAGGCGATTTTTGGTGAAAAAACCCAGAAAGCAATAGAGAGTCAACCAGACGAAAAATGTAAGATTGTTGAAATTATTTGTAAGAACTATGAAAGCAGAAACGAAGAACGATTTGATTATTACGTTGTTAATATAGCTGACAAAGAAATTATTTATTACGAACAGTTTGAAGGTCTAGGATCTAACCCATTTGTATGTTTTCGCTGGTCTAAAGCGTCTGGCGAAATCTATGGAAGGGGTCCTTTAGTCAACGCACTTAGCGCAATCAAGACTACTAATCTGACTATTGAGTTGGTGTTAGAAAATGCACAGATGGCTATCTCTGGTGTTTACCAGATGGATGATGATGGCATTATTAACACAGACACAATTAACTTAGTTCCAGGCACTATTATTCCCAAAGCTATGGGATCGGCTGGACTACAGCCAATCAAGAACGCAGGTAACTTTGATGTAGCTAATATAGTTCTCAACGACATGCGTAACAATATCAAACGTGCATTATACAACGACATGCTTGGAGATCCGAACCGCACTCCTGCAAGCGCAACGGAAGTCGCAGAACGTATGGCTGACCTTTCCAGACGTATCGGCTCTGCCTTTGGCAGACTCCAAGCAGAAATGGTTACACCTGTATTACAGCGTGTAGTTTATATTCTGCGCAAACAGGGTCGAATAGAATTACCTACAGTTAATGGCAGAGAAGTTAAAGTTCGATCTGTATCTCCGTTGGCACAGGCACAAGCTAATCAAGACATAACATCAGTTGCAAGATACCTTGAGATGGTGGGTGGAACATTCGGACCAGAAACATTAAACCTTCTTATAAGTTCTGAGGATGTCGCTTTATACTTAGCTAAAAAGTTTGGCGTTCCAGACACATTGATAAGAGATGCCGCAGAGCGTGAGCAGTTAATGGCAATGGCACAGCAATACGCACAAGAGGCACAGCAACAAGGATTAACAGCAGATGCCAATCCGTTTAGGAGTGGATAACTATCCACGCGCAGAAGAAGAAGATAATAGAATTTCAGTAAATATAAGATCTTTGTTTTCGTCACCTTCTGGCA